AGGGCCAGAGCGTGACCGGTCACGATTACGAAGCGTCTACAAAAACTTTTTATTTTTTTTAATTTGTACACACATCATCCGTACATCCTTTACTTACCCCTTTCCCTAATAAACGATTGTTTGGTAACCTTTACTTGCAACGTCTGACCAGATGCGCTGGTAGCGACCGAGAGGAAACTGAAAGCACAATCGTGCTGCATACCTAAGGCACTAAACGTATCCCTAGACGCTTCCGCCTCGGCACACAGTCTCGACGGACGTTCGAGATCGCGGCCTCCCGGCAGGATCATCCTGCACGTTGCGACTTCTGCGCCTTTTTCCTAAAAGCACCGTATACACACACGCGCGCGTATACGTGGGGACTAGGGAAAAGTCGCAAAAGGCGCAAACAACGACTTTCCTTCTCGCCAAACCTTCTGTTACATTCCCCGCATGGCACTACGAATGACGGAGCAAGAGTGGTCGCAGTTTGCTGCCACTGCCTTGGTATGCCGTTCCTGCTTCTGGTCTGCTGAAGTGACGCGTCCGCAAAACAAGATTTGGTGCGCTCACCGTGTCTCTCATGGCTGGGTCACCGATAAACCTCGATGCGACGGGATCACCTTTAAGTACGAGGCAAAGCATGGAGACGTTTAGGTCTATCCCTTTTAAGCCTCGGGAACTAAAAGCCTCTGAAGAGGTTTTGGATAAGATTTACGAGGCTGCCAAACTCGGGCTAAAGGGTGACGCCCTAGCCTTTGCTGCGGACATGCTGCCGATGGAGTACCGTAGGCTCTGCCAGATGGATGGGGCTGCGGCTATCGCGGAGGCTAAAGGTCGTGCTGATAGTGAATTTGAGGCGGCCAACCAGTTGCGCGTGGCGGCTCTTGGTGGCGATAGCAAGGCAGCACTTGCTCTCTTGCAGCACGTGCATGGGTGGGTCGCTAAGACCCAGGTGCAGGTCGATGTTAAATCGCAGATCAGTATCATCGCGGCACTGCAAGAGGCGGAATCCCGCGTTATTCAGGGAAGAGTGGTGTCGGATACACCGCCTGCACTAGATGCTACAATTGACGAAGCCCCGAACCGTTCCAGCGGATCGAGGCTTCTGACCAACCAACCTTCGAGAGAGGCTGATTATGGCTACGAAGATTCTAACGCAAGAACGCCTGAGAGAGTTGCTGCACTATGATCCGGCAACCGGCGTCTTTACATGGCTCAAGCCATGCAGCAGGTTTAGCCAAGTGACCCCCGGCGACCACGCAGGCTGCGTACACGCACGCGGCTATATCCACATCAAGGTAGACGGTTTTGCTTATAAGGCACACCGGCTGGCGTGGCTGTATACGCATGGTCGCTGGCCGGAACCGGCTATAGACCATATCAACCGCATTAAGACCGATAACCGCATCGCCAACCTGCGCGAAGTTGACCAACTTGGCAACATGCAGAACAAAGGGCAGTACCGAAACAACACTAGCGGGTATATTGGCGTCTCCAAGCACTCATCTGGTAAGTGGGCGGCGCAAATTCAGGTCAACCGCAAGAACCGCCATTTAGGACTTTTTGCTACGCCTGAGTTAGCCTCTGACGCTTATCAAACAGCCAAAAGGCAGATGGCCGCCTAATGCAAACGACGATCTACACCGCCGACGAAGAAATGGCGTTGATGTCGCGCCTATGGGCTAAAGACATCGCCAACAATCCCGAAGCGTTTGTGCGATTTGTTTTTCCTTGGGGCAAAAAAGGCACGCCCCTAGAGCATCATGCTGGACCTCGGCGCTGGCAGCGGGACGTTCTGCGTCAGATTAAAGAGCATATTGACGCTAACAACGGGCAGGTGGACTTTCGGGTTATGCGAATGGCCGTGGCGTCAGGTCGCGGTATCGGCAAATCTGCCTTGGTTAGTTGGCTTGTTATCTGGATGCTATCTACCCGCATTGGCGGTAGTGTCATCGTTTCGGCTAACTCTGAAGCGCAGTTGCGCTCGATTACGTGGTCGGAAATTACCAAGTGGCTGGCAATGTCCATGAACAGCCATTGGTTTGAGATTTCTGCTACTCGCGTAACCCCGGCTAAATGGATGTCAGAACTGGTAGAGCGTGACCTGCGAAAAGGCACGCGCTATTGGTCTATTGAAGGCCGGTTGTGGTCAGAAGAGAACCCAGACGCCTACGCGGGTCTGCACAACTCTGATGGCGTCATGCTGATATTCGATGAAAGTTCTGGTATCCCAGACAAGATTTGGGACGTTGCCCAAGGCTTCTTTACTGAGAACACGCCAAACCGTTTCTGGTTTGCGTTTAGCAACCCACGCCGAAACGAGGGCTATTTCTATGAGTGCTTCAACGCGAAAAGGAACTTCTGGACGACGCAAAGCATCGACGCCCGGCAAGTCGAAGACACCGACAAAGCGGTCTACGAGCAAATCATCGAAGAGTACGGCGCGGACTCCCCGCAAGCCCGAATCGAAGTGTATGGACAGTTCCCCGCCGATGGAGACGACCAGTTCATCCCTCCGAGTTTGGTGGACGAAGCGGCGTCTCGCCCTAAGTACCAGGATGAAACTGCTCCGATTGTACTGGGCGTTGATCCGGCTAGAAGTGGCAATGATTCCACGGTCATTGTCGCGCGCCAAGGACGCGATATTGTCGCGATTAAGAGATATAAAGGCGAAGATACAATGGAGATTGTTGGGCGAGTAATCGACGCAATCGAAGAGTTTCGCCCTGCTCTGGTTGTCCTTGACGAAGGCGGCCTCGGCTACGGCATCTTGGATCGCTTGAAAGAACAACGGTACAAGGTGCGTGGCGTCAACTTTGGCTGGAAGTCGTCAAAGCCTGCGATGTGGCAGAACAAGCGTGCCGAGATGTGGGGTGATATGCGCCAGTGGTTGCGTACCGCCTCGATCCCGAACGAACGATTGCTGAAGTCCGACCTCTGTAGCCCGCAGTACAAGACTAACTCCTCGGGTGCCATAGCCCTAGAAGCCAAGAAAGACATGAAGGCTAGAGGGCTGGCCTCCCCTGACGCAGCAGATGCTTTAGCGGTTACTTTCGCGTACCCTGTTGCGCTCTCGTCGTGGATGGGTGCTTGAGTGGCTAAGAAGTCCGTATCGCTCTCCGTTGGTCGCGGCGAAAAGCAGTCCGTTTCTAAGGGCGCTGGCCTGACCGCCAAGGGTCGAGCAAAGTACAACCGTGCCACGGGCAGCAAACTGAAGGCTCCTGCGCCTAGTCCTAAGACTAAAGCAGACGCAGGACGCAAAAAGTCGTTCTGTGCGCGTATGAAAGGCGTTGTTGCTAAGGCTAAAGGCCCTGCCGAACGCGCTAAAGCATCACTTAGACGATGGAAATGTAACTAATGGCTGCTAAAAAGGGTCTATACGCGAATATCCACGCTAAACGGGAGCGTATTGCTGCCGGTTCTGGCGAAAAGATGCGGAAAGTGGGTGCCAAAGGCGCTCCAACTGCTAAAGCGTTCCGTCAATCGGCCAAAACGGCCAAAAAGAGGAAATAAACATGAAGTACGGCCCTGTAGGCGTGTCACCCGGTGCCACGATTGGCGACATGATCACCAATTCTCGTATGCAGAAGCCCCGTGCGCCTGCTCCCCGCGCTCCGCGCCGGGTAAACGAGGACATGATCCGCACGACGGTTGCGTTTCGTCCGACCCCAGTCGTTAAGCCGCGTGGACGGATGGGCTAATGCCCTTAGTCAAGTCGGCAAGCAAAGTAAAGACCCGACAGGGATGAAGGGAGCGGCTCAGGTCGCTAATACGCCGCAGTCCCGCCGTGGACGCGATGCGGGGGACATCCTCTCGCAAGCGCGTACCCGTATGCAGTTGTCCCTGACGGCGTATAGCGAGTCCCGCGACAGCGAACTCGATGACCTGCGCTTTATGGCAGGTTCCCCGGACAACCGCTGGCAGTGGCCGCAGGAAGTGCTGGCTACCCGTGGCGCAGTGCAGGGTCAAACGATCAATGCGCGTCCCTGCCTGACCATCAACAAACTGCCGCAGCACGTTCGTCAGGTCACTAACGACCAACGCCAGAACCGTCCTTCGGGCAAGGTCATCCCGGTTGATGATCAGGCCGACATTGAGGTAGCCGAGGTATTCGACGGCATCGTTCGGCACATCGAGTACATCTCGGATGCCGATGTCGCTTACGACACCGCCTGTGAGAACCAGGTGACGTATGGCGAAGGCTATATCCGCATCCTGACGGAATACTGCGACGACAATACGTTCGACCAAGACATTCGTATCGGACGTGTGCGAAACTCGTTCTCGGTCTATATGGACCCTCACATCCAAGACCCCTGTGGGTCGGATGCCGAGTGGTGTTTCATTACTGAGGACATGCCCCGTGAGGAGTTTGAGCGTCATTTTCCTGACGCCGAGCCAATCTCGTCGATCCAGCAGCGTGGTACTGGTGACGAGAATCTGGCGCAATGGATTACGGATAACTCCGTTCGGATCGCGGAATACTTCTACGCTTACTACGAAAAAGCGAAGTTAAACCTCTATCCGGGGAACCAAACGGCGTTTGCCGGGTCACCCGAAGCCAAGCAGTTGGAAATGATGGGCTTGCAGGCTGTTCGCAGCCGCGAAGTCGATATTCGCAAGATCAAGTGGATCAAGACCAACGGCTACGAGATTCTGGAAGAGCAAGAGTGGCCGGGTAAGCATATTCCGGTCATTCGCGTAGTCGGTAACGAATACGAAGTTGAAGGTCGTATCTACATTAGCGGCCTCGTGCGTAACGCTAAAGACGCGCAGCGCATGTACAACTACTGGGTATCCCAAGAGGCGGAAATGCTCGCCTTGGCCCCCAAAGCGCCGTTTATTGGCTATGGCGGGCAGTTTGAGGGATACGAGCATCAGTGGAAGACGGCTAACACGCAGAACTGGCCGTACCTTGAGGTCAATCCTGACGTAACTGACGGCGCTGGCGCAGCAATGCCGTTGCCGCAGCGTGCTGCTCCGCCCCTTGCTCAAACGGGCTTGATTCAGGCTAAGATGGGCGCGTCGGACGATATTAAGTCCACGACGGGCTACTATGACTCTAGCCTGGGCGCCACGTCTAACGAGCGGTCGGGTAGAGCCATTCTGGCGCGTGAACGTCAGGGCGATACGGGGTCATATCACTACGTCGATAACCTTGCCCGCGCTATCCGCTACGTCACGCGTCAACTCGTGGACTTGATTCCGAAGATTTACGATACCCAGCGTATCGCCCGAATCGTCGGCATCGACGGTGAGACGGGTACGGTGCGGATCGACCCGATGCAGCAAGAGCCTGTCCGTAAAATCATGGATCAGGCCGGCATTGTCATCGAGAAAATCTACAACCCGTCTGTCGGTAAGTACGACGTAGCGGTAACGACTGGCCCGTCCTACCTGACCAAGCGTCAGGAAGCGATGGAGGCCATGTCGCAAATCCTGCAAGCCAATCCGGCGCTCTGGCAGGTGGCTGGCGACCTGTTCGTTAAGAACATGGACTGGCCGGGCGCTCAAGAGATCGCTAAACGTCTGGCTAAGACGATTGACCCCAAACTCCTTGCTGACCCGGATGAAGACCCGGCGTTGCAGGCTGCTAACCAGCAGATTGAGGTTATGGGTCAGGAAATGCAGATGATGCAGGAAATGCTCCAGCGCGTCGGTCAGTCGATGGAAGCGACCGAACTGCGTATCAAGGAGCAGGAAGCCTCGATTAAGGCTTATGACGCCGAAACCAAGCGCATTGGCACTATGCAGGCTGGTATGAGCGAGGAGCAGATACAAGATATAGTGATGGGGACGATTAGCGGGATGCTCACCTCTGCTGACCTCGTAGCGCCCGTTTCACGTGAAACCGAAATGATGCCGCCTGAAATGGGCATGGAGTTACCGCCGCAATGACCTGCGAAGTCTTTATCGGACGGCTGTTTCTGGCTCGGGATGTGACCCACAGCACCCACCTAAATACCCGTAACTACGCCAAGCACAAGGCGCTGCAAAAGTTTTACGAGGGCATCATTCCCTTGGCGGACGATTTTGCTGAGGCGTATCAGGGTCGGCACGGCCTAATCGGCCCGATTGCACTAGCGTCTGCCCAGAAGTCAAACAACGTACTTGACTTTTTGGAAAAGGAACTTAAGGAACTTGAGGAAATGCGGTATAAAGTCGTTTCTAAAGACGACGCTACCCTGCAAAACCTGCTGGACGCGATCTTCGAGTTGTACCTGTCCACTATCTACAAATTGAAGTTTTTGGCTTGAGGTATAGACAATGCAATTACTTAACCCACTTGATGACAGTCTGTTCCCGGCCAAGACTGCCTCCTACACGGGTACTGCCGGGTCTACGGGTACGTGGGATGCGGG